TCATCAGCTGTACCGCGGCCTTCCTTAGTAGACCAGTCAGATGTGCCAGGTGCAGAATCAAAAAAGTCGTAGAACTTCCAACGTCTACGAATGAAGGAATTATCAGCAAGGTCTGCAACCAATCCAGTTCCATTCGGATTGTCTAGTTCACGAATTGTGATTGTATTGTTTGCTGTGTCACGAGCAGTGACCTCATATTCTTTACCTGCATGACCACTAGCCGGAGTACCGAATCCACTGTCTGTGAAGAAAGAAACGATGTCGCCAACGTTAATAACGTTATCTGCAAGATCAACGTCATCAACAGTAACAGATGTTGCACCGTTAGATGCCGCACCGTTAACTTGGTTTGCCCCTGTAATGTTCTGCGAAAATGCTGTAGCAGTTGCACAAATAGAAACCGCGAGAGAGTTACCCCAATCACCAGCAGTTCTTGCGGCCCAAGGACCAACAGTTCCTTGACCATCTCTATAAGAACCCGAATAGTGGTCAGTATCTCTAATCAACACACCTAGTTCAGATGCAGCATTTAGAACACCAGACTCGGCCCGGACAACTTTAAGCGCATTGGAATACTGCAAAAAGTTTGCAGCAGTGAACCAATATTCAAAGTTATCACCATTAGGTTCGCCAAAAATACTTCTTAGTTCTTCTTCAGAACCAATATTAACAACGGTTGCAACCGGGCCCTTTTCAAAAGGTCCAGCAACTGCGCCAATATTTGTTTGTACGGCGGGTATGATATTAGTGAGATCGATTTCTTTAACATGTACGCCTGGAGAGACTAAAAAACCCATTTCTCGTACTCCTTACAATTGTAGAGTCTAAAAACTCTTTGTTATTCTTGTTATTATTTATAAAAATAGGTTTTCTAAAACCGTGTTTTTATATGTTGCAAATCTTATAAATATGCACATGTCCTCACACTATGAGAAGTATAAAGACACTATAAAGAAAGTTGCGAAACGTAACTATAGACAACGCATAGTATGGCTCAACGAATACCTTGCTGACAAGTCCTGTGTTCATTGTGGTGAAAGCGAAACTGTTTGTTTAAAGTTCTACCCACACAACAATAAAATTAGAAAACTTACTCAACGTAAAGGTATGAACGAAGAGAGTCGTGAAGAATCAATTCAATTGATAAAGAATTCAAAAATTGTTTGTGCAAATTGTTTCATTAAATTAGAATCTGATCTAATTGAGTTTATTTAGTGTTTTACCAATTTGTATTATAATCTCTAACAACTGGTGTCCATCTAGTTCCATACTCATCTACAGTATCTTCAAAGGGATCATCTATACCGTTGACAATAAAACCAAATGGAGCCATGTCCTGTTCTAACATATCCTGTTGCTCTTTTATCATTGTCTTTCGTATATCATTGTCAGTAAGTTCTTTGAAATAAGTCTGATCTGTTGCCCAGGCAAACATAAACATACATGCAACCAAATCATCATTACACCCATCGTCTGCTTGATAGGATGAACCTCTGACTATAAAAGTAGACAGTTCATTGACAGCATCATAATCTTCTATTATTAGTTTGTTGTCCTCTATCAACTGTTTAAGATTAGAGCAACCAATCTTTTTGACAGCCTTGGTTGTTCTTACACCCAATTGCGCTCTGCCGCCTGAGAAGCCCGCTCCAAGGATTTGTCCGGCCCGTCCTCGCATCGAAGCCATAACTAGGTTGTCATACTCAAGATCAAACTGTAAAGCGTTAGCGACCTGCTCACCTATGTCATTCACCTCTACCATGACGTATGCCTGATTATATGCCTTCGCAACTTCATGTATTTTTGTGGGAAACAGAAGAGGTTTGATTTCATTATCTCTAAACTTCGCAACCATCTTATATGGTATTTCAGTCACATCAAAGACTACAAAGGCAGAATAGTCATTTGCGGTTCCACGAGAAACATCGGCCGTTATCATATACACATTGTCTTTTTCTGGCCTAACATAAATATCCAACCCTGCATTTGATTGAATTGGATTTCTATATACCAAAGTTTTCAATCTGTGTGCACTTATCAATGTATCAATTGAGCCTAGGAATTCACATTCAAACTCAGCGTTAAACTGTGACTCTGAAGTATTTCGTATTGTTTCTTTCTTCCACTCTTCATCACGGCCAGGAACTTCACTCCAATGAACTTCTGTTGCAATATAATCATTTCGTTTTTCCTGTGCATCTACCCATATCTTATAAAACATGTTCATACCGTGTGGTGTAGAAACAATGATAACCTTTGTGTTTTGACCAGAGGTAATGGTGGGATAGACAGATGCAAAGAATTGTTCTGCAACGTTAGAAGGAACAAACGCAAACTCATCAAGGAAAATAATGTTATAAGAACCACCACGAATAGCACTTGAGGAGGTGGCAGCAGCAATAATCTTACTACCGTTCTCTAATTCAATATTACCCTTGTTCCACGCAATAATACCTTGTTGCATCCATTTAGGAAGGTTTTCATATGCAAGTTGTAGTCTACTAAGAATATCTCTTGCCGTGATTGACTTATTTGCAAGAACAGCAATGTTTACGTTTGGATTGAATAATGCATAATGCAAAAGATATGAGATGATAATAGTTGACTTGCCTGACTGTCTAGGTAGTTTAAAAATAGAAAACCTATTATCGTGCATGGTTGAAACCATGCCCTCTTGAAAGCTATACATTTCAAACGGGACTAGTCCGTGGTCAAGAGAAACGATTTGAACATAGTTCTTAATAAAGTAAAGTGGATCTTCTGCACACTTACCGTATTCGATAATGTTCTCTTTTGTGAACTCTACCGGAGTATTTGTTTTCTTGAGATTAGGATTACCCAGATATTGATTTTGATCAGCCATACCCTATTTTTCTTTTAACATTTTCTGCAATTCAGCGGTGCTCCCTACAAACAAAGCATTGGTGACATTTTTCGGTGCGTTGCTTGGAACTTCTTTGAGACGTTTCATTTTCTCTTGAAGGTCGCCAAGTTTCTCTGTCACCTCTGCAACTTGTTTAATCAAATTACCTGCGACTTCATACGCTCGTGGAGCATCACTTTCCCTAGCCAATTCAAGAATACCTTCAATTGCATCAGAACCACGTTCAACCAAATTGTAAAAGTTTTGTCTTTGATACGCATAATCATTTTCTATATCTGCATCATTATTAGATACTTGTATTGGATTTACTTTTTTTTCAACAATGGGGTTGATCTCAATATCTTCAACCACCCCTAAGGCTTTATCAATTTCACTGTTCATTCTGTTAACTTATCATCGCCTGTGGTATTATCTCTGACTTTTGAATCTTGGAAGAAAGATGTAGTTTCATTAAATCCAAAATCATCATCAGCATCGGCAGTAGTTGGATCTGGAGTAACAGTGTATCTCTGTTCTCTCGCTGGAGCTTCTGCCTTAACATTAGCATACTGATCCACGATAGCAGTCTTAATGACACCGGAATCAGTAATTGGACCATAAAGATAAAACTTAGTCGTAAAAGACAATGTATAGATTATGGCTCGTCTTGTTTCAAAATCACCTTCATAATCATCCTCATATGATATGCTATTCAGAATGATTGGTACATCTCTCTTGATACCCATATCGGCCATATCATTAATTGTGAGAGTATAGTCAGGTTGAAAGTAAGGAAGAATCTGTTCTACGATTTGCAATGCATCATCAGAATTCTTTGACAGTATGTACAACTCAAAATCCAAGTTGTATGGAACTGGCATATATTGTATGTCAAGCTTGCTAGTGTTTCCTGATTTAGTTTTCTTAAACTTTTGTACCCGATTCAATTTTCTACTAGGATCGTAGGTCAAATTTTGAATCTCAAAACCAATACGTGGAAGTGTAATCGCTACCTGTTTTGTAAGATCAGGGTCTTCTCTTAATCTAACAAGAAACTTTTGTCTCGGACCATAGGCCAATGGAACTTTCATGGATTGCACAATAGTTCCGTCATTGTCTTTACGAACCAACTGAATATTATTAAACAAGGTTCCGAATGCAACAACGACCTTTCTTATTGTTTCATGGTAAAACTGACTACCTAACATTCTTTACTCTCCTGCGTCACCAAATGGGTTGCTCTCAGTGAAATCTAACACATCATCATCTAAACTATCAAACAACTCATTCTGTGCAGTATTATCAAGACTACCAGTATTTGCTCCACCTGTACCTATTATATATTCTTCTTGTAACAGATAATCATTGGTGCCTGTCTCAAGAAGTATGCTTTCACCAACAGAGCTACTATCGTCTTCACCTATGATATTGTCACTATCTGTTTCATCTAACAACAATCCTCTAGTTGTTGCAGTGTCATGAATTCTAATAGGTTCATTGACGGCACTCGATTGTTCCAGAGTAAACTGATAGACAAGTGCATCTGTTGAAAGTGCATCTTCAATCGCATCAATAACATCAACACCTGTATCCAATATCTCGGAACTATAATCAAAGGTACGGCATCGTAGTCTATAAGCTGGATTGTTATCTAATTGATGAAAAGGTTCATCGTGATCAACAAAGTTGACCGAAAACAGTTTTTTCAAAATTGGATGATAAATCAAATCCCCCTCAAGAGGTCTATCTGAATCAGTAGGTGTTGCTTCTGAGATAATATATCCACCTTCAAATGATGCAGAAGCTTCTACCGTGCCGCTATCTAGGGTTCCTTCCTCTAATAATACAGAACCACTTGTAGTATCTGTACCACTCTCAATTGTAATCTGTTTGGTCAGATCTTGAAATCTGTGTTTTGCTACTACAAAGGTTACATCACTTAGGTTTTGTAAACCAAACCTATTCATCAACTCTCTTTCACCCTCATAACCACCCTCTGCGTTTTCAATATACATTTCAATCTTAGCAGAAGAACTAAACTTTGAAAGAGTATCTTCTCCCAAAAGAGTATCTTCTGCCACAAGAGTTCTGTCTAGATAATGAACATCATGGCCGAATATCTGAATAGATTCTGTAAGCAAATCTCTATAAAGATTTTGTTCTGTTGCGATTGCATGAGAATTGCTGGTATGAAATATTGAATTGACGGCCATAGAGTTATCCTATCATATAGTTGACAGGCAACTCATATGCTAATTGAATTTGTTCTTCTAATCTTTGCAATTCCTCTTGTGCTTGTGAGTAAATAGTGTCACCATTCATCGTGACACCTCCTAACATTGTAACGCCATTAAACTTTGATAGGTTTGCACCCCATTGTCTTTTGATTAGAGCAGTTGCATATCTTTTCAAATACATGTCATTATACACATCTGTAAACGATGTTGGGTCAAGCTTTCTATAACACTCAATAATGATATATTCATCGGCCTTAACATCATTGTTCCAGTCCATATCAAGGTAAAGTCTTTGTTGATGTTGACTAAAACGAATAGGAATCTCACCAACTAACACATGTTCTAGGAAGTCTAGATGTTGCAACGTCATTTCATATTCCATAATGGAAGTAGATGAAAAGTCATACAAATCATTCAACCTCAATTGATATCTAAGATCAAACATGTTGGCCGTTGTGCTATCAGTGATAGGAAATACATTGACGACAGAAAGAACAGCTGCCGGTACGGGAATGTAACCATTACCTTCTTTCCAAGTTGCAGTGACAGAACTATCCACCACATCAGTTGCAGTTGTAGATGTATCAGATGTTGCTCTGGTTATATCTGCTGAAGTGATTTGATGTTTGAGATACATTCTCTCAACACCATCATAGTGATATTCAGCAAAATATTGTAGTGCCTCGTCCAATCTGTCATCAACCTGATCGTCTGACACATTAATGTCTATAACACCAAAACCAAGAGCTCGTAAACAATATGATTTAAGTGTGGCCTTTGTTGATGGAACTGCCATATGTTCAACTCCGTTTATTACTTATTTATAAGTATTTAGTTGCGATACAATTCGGACCAAATTCCAACTCTTCTTTCCAACCAGACCACCGTTCGAAACCTACACTTTCATATGCAACCAATGAAGTTTTTCTAGGCACTGTCCATATCCAAGTTCCATGATTATCTTTTGCATAATTTATAGTTTCAAGTAGTATTAAAGAAGCAAGACCTTGTTTACGATATTCTGGTTCTG